TGGCAGCGTCCCTGGTGTCGTACACCAGCTTGTCGAGGTATACTTCGTGTACTAGATTAGCTGAAGTCATCGTCAATACTCGTAGCTGCTTCAATTTCGTTTGGATACAGTGTGAATTTTGCGACGTTTGGAAAGTTACGCACGTCATCGCCTTGTCGTTCCTGGATAGTGCAGCGTAAATTTATCTGGTTCTTTGCCAGTATATTCACAGCTTCGCGGATCGTCGCTTCTTGTGCTGGTGATATAGCATCGAACCTACTTTTTTCCTCGTTCCATAGTCCATTGGGACTAAACCAGCCAGACAAGCGGTACTCTTTTTCGCCTATTGCAAACTTGCTGACGGATAAGTGTGGTTTGTTACTCATATTGGTATCTCCTCTCTAATTGATGATAGTTTGCCCGTTTCGATCTGCCCTTTCTTGACCTCGTACCAGCCTACAAGTTCTTTATAATCTTGTGGCTTGTCCGTTTTAAATTTACCTAACCATTGTGCGTTGCTTTGTTTCCAGGCATTTAGATGTGAGTGCTGCTTGCAGTCATCCAACTCATTCATCAAACGGTTCCACTGGTCCACGAACATAGCTTCCGCACCGTATTTTCTATCTGGTTCTTTCATATTATTTTTGTTTTCAACACTGTCGTTGACCTGGTTTGCCCAGTTGCGTATGTCGTCTGAAACTCTTGGTTCGGGTTCGGGTTCTGCTGCGGGTGCTGGCTTCGGTTTTTCTTTTGGTGGTTCTTGCGTCTGCTCTTGCGCTGCGTTTTCCCGTTTGAAATCTTCTGCTTCTGCATCGGAATAGTAATCACCAGCCATATTCAGCAGCTTGAGTATCACACGATCCTTGGCACGTTTTTCTGCCATAGCGTAGGGGTAGGCATTTTTATTGTTGTTTGGTGATGCTTCACCAATTGCCCATTCCGCACGATCGCCCAGGTGTCCCGTCACACACATTGCTGCAATTTTCTTTTCGGGATCGTTGGCAATCATTGCGGGTGCATCAAACTTTATACCTTTATGTGCAGCTATCTTTTCAAGTGCCTTGTGCAAGACCACTCGTGCTTTACCATGCACGACCCAGGTGTTGTCTTCGTAATTTAATTTTAAATCTTTCATCAATTCTTTGATGACATCATCCATGATATGACCTCCATATTTCTTCGGCATGTTTGATATATTCGGGTGGCTTTCTAAACCAGTCGTGGAAATCTGGCATTTCGTCTGCCAATAATTCTCGTAGGTTGTTTGACTTTTGCAGCTTCAATTCGATTGCCATGTTCTTTGCCACAGTATCGCTGACATACAAGCGAAGGTTATCTTCGTGCAAACAGTCACAATTTTCAGATGTCAGCAGCCGATAATCATCTTTGCTGGCATACAGTAAGAACGGGGGTTTGTGGTTGTTCAATGCCCAAAATCCCGCGACCTGGGACAAGTTATTCTCTAGCCACGGATTTCCCCGCAGTTTGGTAGGTAACGACGCTCTTTTTGTGCCAGTTTTTGTATGGGGTGCTATCGTATATGTTTTTACTTTTAGATCACCGCGTACATCATAGTCAGGCAATGTGGAGTAGGGCAGTTTGTTTCCTGGTATCACTCCAAATAGTTCTTGTTCCCCAATATATCTATTAACTTTGTGCATGGCTTCTTTCAGTCCGATGATAGCGTTCTTCGCAATGTGCGGTATGTGATCTACTTGTACGTCTTTGTTAGCTGCGTCATGCTTGAGCCAAGTGTTCGGTTCGTATGCCATAGCTGTTTCCATACCCGCAGCCGTAGCTTGTGATATATCCATTCCATCGAGCAGCACCATGTCGCATATTGCCTGGACCACACGTCCCGACATCATGGCTGCATTGTCATCACCGTTCTGATTACGGTCTAATATTTTTATCATGCGCCAGCAATCCGCTTTCTGATCGGGTGTCGCGTCATTCGATTTAATGACCGTCCAGGCATCGTTTACCAGCGGTCGTGCGTAACACTTCTCAAAGAAGATCTGTGTCTTGCTGCGGACACGGTAATTACTGTGGTGAAAATAGTCATGGCGCGATGCCCAGCTTACATCTGTTTCTATCATTAGTCCTTCCAGTGTTTTCTACTAGAATAATAATTTGACGTTTTATGACAAGGTTTATTGTCGTGATACATCTAGTGTATTTTAAGTGATAACATAAGTCACTTAAATAGTATTGACGCAAAACATCAATATATGGGGGCTATGATATAACTTTTACTTAATATTGCTAAAGTGACTTAAAAATAAATTGAAGCTACTTAGAATTTTCTTTAAACCTTGTTGGATCAAAATAAGGTTTTTCATCATACGCTTCTTGGCTATATGCAGTAAGTAGCGAGTTTAATTCTGATATAAGTTTCTGTGCTTTGTACATGTGCCATTTTGTATATTTAAAATTTTGTTCAAGCGCATATGCTGTCACTTTATGCCTATTGGTTTCTAAATTCTTTTTTAACCACTCTTGTTTAAGGGAATACGCAACCATTTCACGCACGGCAACATCACTTATTCGAAGATCATAAACCAGATCTTTAATTGTAAATCCGTCTGGTTTTTCATAACTAAACGTAATACACAAACGCGCATAGCGCATACGATTGATTGTTTCACTATGCCAGTTATGTATGTGGTGATGTGCATTTGTTTCTGGCACCTTATGCGGACTTATGCCAGACAATTGTATCTTCGACACCAGCGTTGTTATTCTATGTTCCATGTCACTCAACATTTTGCCACCCTAACGCAAAGGGGTTGTAATGATAGGCAAGTATAGGTGCTGCCCATGCTAGTTCTAAGCCCTGGTACTGTGAACCAGGAAACGCAAGGCTGGACATAGTGTATGTATTGTCTGGCTCTGGATACAAATACCCCAAAAAAGTATTATGGGTCCAGGATACGCTTGTTGATTGTTCCATTGCTTTTGCAAAACCGTTTTGTGTGCATTTCATAACGCACAATGCTTTATAGCAACTTGGATCAATGCTTTGCATGTGCATGTGCCGTTGATCGAATAGATACAAATTTAATTGATTTTGATGATAGTTTTCTAAGCCAACATAATTAGGGGGAATACTATACGGGGGCAACAGCTGCTTTATTTTTTGCGACGCATCAAGTAAGTTTACGCGGGAAATATCACTAACATGTCCCAGGATGCGAACGGGTGCTATATCGAGCAGCAGTTCTTCATATGGACAGTCAAGAATTTCTGAGTATTCGCGTATGTCTCTCAGCGATAAGCTATGCTTGCCACTCAGTTGTCGTGCCAGTGTTGACGCTGTTATGCCTTTTCGATCCGCAACATGTTTCTTTTTAACACCTCTACGTTCGATAGCTTTCTTCAACAAATGACCCGACATATGATCGTCCCTTAGTAATAACGGTAAATTTGTTTGCATTATAGTATTCATTTGTCGGTTTCCGATAGGGTTTTTTACTAAGACTAGATTGACTTGTCATTAAACGTCAAGATATAATTTATTACTTTTTGTAATAAGTTTATAAACAGGGCATAAAATTGACGTTAGACGACTATAGAAAACAAAAAGGCTGGTCTTATGGACAGCTGGCAAACCTTTTGGATGCGGGACACGCACAAATGGCTAGACGCTGGTGTTTACCAAAAGGACACAAAGATCGTCTTATTCCGTCAAATCGTGGATCAAAGAATTACATGTCCAGGATCATAGAGTTGACAAAGGGGCAAGTGCAGCCGAACGACTTTTACATAGATCGTGGTGTATGATACGTGTGTACACATCCGAAGATGATTTGCAAAAGCAAGTCGTCAAGTGGCTGGACCTGGTATTGCCACAACCGTATATGATCCATCACAGTCCCAATGAAGGACGACACCACGTTAATTACCGCCACAAGCAAAAGCTAATGGGTGTATTACCAGGCTTTCCCGATCTTATGATTATGCTGCCGAAGACCATGCCATTGTTCATTGAGTTGAAGCAGCCGAAGAATTACCCCACAGAGCAGCAGCGCATCGTCGGTGAGCAGCTTATCGCCTTGGGGTATGAGTATGGTGTGTGCCGATCAATTACTGAAGTCAGAGCGTTTTTGGATGGTGTCGACGCTGACATCGAACTGACGATAAAGGGACACGCACGGATCATGCTGCAAGTGGAACAACAACTACAAGGGGAAATCGATGCCAAGAGGAAGACCAAGAAAAGACCAAACGAAAGCAGCCAAACCAGCACCCAAAAAGAAAGCGGTCAAGCAGCCAATTGAGGAAAAAACAGAAGACGTTTTGTTCCAGCAAAAGTTCTGGCATGAGGACGAAACTGTACCAGCTTGGCGACGCTGGATAAAAAAAATACTAGGTATATGACCAAGTATGACCTGGTATGACCCAATAAGACCACGACCTAAAGATTTACTCTTGACAGAAATTTTGGGGGGTCGTTACAATCGCCGAAGGCGCATAAGTCATAGCTATGCGCGCAAAGTTTTGCACTTAAAACACGTATCTAAAAACTCTACACGCAAATCGTGTCTAGTTAAGCGTGACTAAGCATGAGTGTCAGGGACAAAAGCGATCCTCGACTGCGTGATATGGCAGCACTCGATGCACTGTTTCTCGAAGCAGCAGAAACCGAACGTAAACTGCCACCCGCTATTCGCAAACAAAAGATGTCAAGCTGGGTCGAGTATGTAAAAACATGGGAAAGTTATGGCTGGCATGATTTCACACCGTCGTTACCAAAAGCAACGCCAGAGCAAGTTACACGCTTCGAAATGGCTATGGATTTACTTAACGATACGAACATGGATGCGGACGACAAAAGACTGATCTGGGCAGTAGCGCATAGCGCAGCGTTTAACGAACGGGGTCCACGATGGTCTGCATTAGCACGTAAAATGCGTGTCGATCATCGCACCGTACGACGTAAGTATACGGATGCCCTGGTGCGTCTGTATTACAAGCTGTGACGTTTACCGATAGGAAAAGTTAGTGTTCACTACAAATTGTGGTATGAATGACATGAGAAGGACGGTATATTTTGTATAATCGGTCAGAAGTGTCTGGCTTATTTTTCATTACTATCCTTCCTCCTAAATATGCGGACCCCTTTGTTATATCCTCGCAGATTGGCGTGGGGGTTCGCACCCTTTTTCATCATGGTCAAAAAAATTTATCAAAACAAAAAAGGTGGTTTGAACCAAAAAGGACGCGATCATTTCAAGCGTACCGAAGGATCAAAGCTCCGTCGTCCGTTGAAATCGGGAACCTCACCCCGAAGGATTTCTTTCGCTGCTAGATTTTCTGGCATGAAGGGTAAAATGAAAAATCCAGATGGGACACCGACACGCAAAGCACTTGCGTTGAAAGCCTGGGGTTTCGGTAGTGTCGAAGCTGCCAGGAACTTTGCTAATCGTAACAAGAAAAAGGGATAGACATGCCTGGATACAAGAAAAAGAGAAAGCCAAGGAAATGAAGACACGTAACAAGAAACTTGCTGCGATGTACGGTGATAAGAAAAAGATTACTAGGGGTGACATCATAACAGCAGCAAAGCGTAAGAAAGCCAAACAAACAAAGAAGAGGACATAGCTATGTCATTGTATAGGAATATCAATGCACGGAAAAAGGCTGGTACATCACGAAGTGCCAAGAAGTCTACGATTGATCCAAAGACGTACAAGATGATGACGCAGAAAAAGGGTGGCTTTAAGCCAAAGAAGAAGAAGAAGTAATGTCAACAGTCACAACGAAGCACATGGACGAGATATGCAATCGCCTAATGGATGGCGAGAGCTTGACACAGATCTGTGATACGTCATCGCATCTTCCTAACAAGAGGACAATCTATAGGCATGTGCAGAAGGACCAGGATGCCTGGGAAGCCTACAGCAAGGCAAGAGCAATACAAGGTGAGGACATCGACGACAAGATCATGGACATCATCAATGAACCGCTGCCTAGTGATCCAAAGATCGCTATGGCAACAGTGCAGTACAAGCGACTGAAGGTGGATGCACTCGACAAGAGGAAGCGACAGTTGCAACCGCTGGGTGGTATACGAAACAATCCAGGTGATGCGTCGCCATCCGTGTCGGGGACAATACAGTTATCATGGAATGAGTAGTGCTGATGCAGTCTGTGTGTCACTGCTCGCATACGCGATACCCCGCCCAAGCTTTTGTTAGAATTATTGCTTGGTTTTGTCACCAAACTTGTCACCAAACGCTGTAAGTCATTGTTTTTTCTAGCTGTGGCGGTAGGGTACATACCTACAACTGCGTGTTTTGCAGCGCAAAGCGACCCCCTTACCCCCCCAAACTAGGTCGCCCTTGCTATACGTATATAACCAAACACAAGAGTGTCTGCCACACACACTTGGAATGACCAGTAACTACGAGAAAACCCAGGAAAAAGCACGGCAACATAGAGCATACACGCTGCGCCTGATACGCAGAGAAGCGAAGATACATGGAAATCAAGATACCGTATACCCCAAGACCGCTGCAAAAGAAGCTACACGCAGATTTGAAGAAGCAGAGATGGGCAGTGCTGGTGATGCACCGACGGTTCGGCAAGACGGTCATGGCGATTAATCATCTTTTGCGTGATGCCATACTGAATACGCATGTTAATCCACGCTATGCCTATATAGCACCCACGTATCGCCAGGCGAAGATGATTGCCTGGGATTATTTGAAGCAGTTCGCGGGTACGATCCCGAACGCGCGCTTTCACGAAACGGAACTGCGGTGTGATCTACCAAATGGTGCAAGGATTATGCTGCTGGGTGCAGAAAATATTCATGGTATTCGTGGAATTTTTCTTGATGGGTGTGTGATGGACGAATATGCAGATATGCCAGAGAGTATGTTCCCAGAAGTCATAAGACCCGCACTGAGTGACCGTAAGGGTTATGGCATAGTGATTGGTACTCCACGGGGCATGTCAGCGTTCTACGAGCTTTATGAAGCTGCACAGGCAGATAAGTATTGGTATGTACGCACCTATAAGGCATCACAGACAGAGATATTGGACGAAGAAGAACTGGAGAGTGCAAAGTCGGCAATGTCGACCGATCAGTATAATCAAGAATTTGAATGTAGCTGGACCGCTAATGTCGCTGGCGCGATATACGGGAAAGAATTAGAAGGAATTATGGAGAAGGGGCAGATCAGTTCTGTACCCTATGACGAGAACTACAGGGTCGATACCTGGTGGGACTTAGGCGTAGGGGACAGCAATGTGATTATCTTTACACAAACGGTAGGTCGCGCAATCCACATAATTGATTGTTATGAGAGTCGTGGAGAAGGGCTGCCCCATTATTGCCGTGTCCTGGATCAAAAAGGATATTTGTATGGGACACATAATGCCCCGCATGATATTGAGGTAAGGGAACTGGGATCGGGAAAGAGTAGGCGTGAGATAGCGTATGATCTTGGTTTGAATTTTCGTGTTGTACCAAAGCTACCGCTTGAAGATGGGATACACGCAGCAAAGTTATTTTTTAGCAGATGTTGGTTTGATCGTGGACAATGCAAGCAATTGCTGGATGCGCTTAGACACTATCATCGTGCGTATAATGAAAAGAATAGAGTATTTAGAGCAACACCCGTTCATTCCTGGGCAAGTCATTTTGCGGATGCGTTTCGCTACTTATCGGTCGGTCATCGCGAGTATGATGAGCATATAACACCGCCCCAGGAAATGGCAGATAACCAATATAATCCATTAGGAAGTTATGTAGCATGAGCAAAAACGCACCACAGATGCCCCCTATACCGCCCGCACCGCCACCAACACCCGTAAAAGCAATAAAACCAAATAAAACGGTAAAGATACAAGAGCAAAATAAGCTGCGTGATCCGAAGAAAGTAGGACCAAAGCAGACAGTATTGACGGGTCCACAAGGATTAGGCACGGGAACCACAACAACAAAAGCGGGAAAAGGGTTATTAAGTGGTAACACTGACAGTTAATGATCCCAAACCGTTCGTTACCTGGCTAAAAAATCGACTAATGCTGGATAAAATCCAGGGTGAGGACGCAGCGCAAGCCTACGGTTTTACAAAAGACGGCAAAATTGTGGGGGCATTTGTCTTTTCGGAGTACACGGGACACGACGTGCATATGTATTGCGTGAGTGAAAACCCAAAAATTTTTCAGCGTCGCTACATAAAGCAGATGTTTGACTACTGTTTCACCATAATGGGTGTGCAGCGTGTATCCGCACTGTGTAACGAAAGCAATATACGATCCCGCAAACTTATTAGTGGGGTTGGATTTAAGCAAGAAGGACGACTACGGCGATATTTCGGAACGGAAGATGCCCTGGTCTATGGATTATTGAAAGAAGATATGAGGTTATTACATGGGTAAACCATCGCCACAAGCGCAGCCACAACCGACACCGCCACCCGCACCGACACCAGTGGAGCCACCAAAGCCAAAGGTCGAGCCGAAAGAAGTAGAAAAGGCAGCCGTAGATCCAAAAGCAGCGGTAGGCGCAACGGGTGGGGGATATAAAGGCACTGGCAACGCATCGAGAACCACATTAACAGGGGCAAGGGGTCTATCAGGGCAGACACCCGTAAGAAAACCAATGCTAACGGGCAGTATGGGTACGGCATACAAAACAACACTAGGTGGCTAGATGTCAGATGAAATAGCAGAAATTCTTCACGATCATTTATCCCAGCTGCAAAACAAACGCACCACCTGGGAAAGTCATTGGCAAGAAATAGCGGATTTTGTAGTACCCCGAAAAGCGGATATTACAAAAAAACGTACACAAGGCGACAAACGCAACACACAAATTTTTGATGGTACGGCAATTCATGCAGCCGAACTGTTAGCAGCGTCGTTGCACGGTATGTTGACCAATATGTCGACCAAATGGTTTACGTTAGAATACCGTGATGCCATGCTTAACGGTGATGATACCGCTAGAGAATGGCTGCTGTCGGTCGAAGATGTGATGTATCGCACGTTTCAGCGGAGTAATTTTTCGGAACAAGTACACGAAATGTACCTGGATCTTATTACGTTTGGCACAAGTGTGATGTTTGTCGAGCAAGACGGCATGACAGATGTGAATTTTTCGACCCGACATATAGGTGAATGTTATATATCAGAAGACAAAAGAGGACGTGTAGACACGGTATATCGTGTATTCAATATGCCAGGACACGCATTACGGGATCGCTTTGGTGTCGATAAATTAAGTAAAAAATTACAAGACAGAATAAACGAATATCCACACGATGCGGTCGAACTCGTACACGCAGTCTATCCACGCGATAACTACGATGTGACAATGGCAACAAAAGAAAACAAGCCATTTGCGTCCGTCTATTACGAACCAACAGAAACGGTTGTATTGTCCGAAGGGGGTTTTGATGAACTGCCCTATGTTGTGCCACGCTACCAAAAGAGCAGCACAGAGATTTATGGACGATCACCCAGCATGACAGCATTGCCCGACGTTAAGATGCTTAACAAAATGTCGGAAACAACTATTCGCGCAGCGCAAAAGCAAGTCGACCCGCCACTGCTAGTACCCGATGATAGCTTTATACTGCCAATAAAAACAGTACCCAGTGGGCTAAACTTCTACAGATCGGGAACAAGGGATCGAATTGAACCACTCAATATCGGCGCGAATAACCCGCTGGGACTGAATATGGAAGAACAGCGACGTGGTGCGATACGATCCGCGTTTTATGTTGACCAACTTATTATGGGGCAAGGTCCACAGATGACCGCCACAGAAGTGATTTCTAGGACAGAAGAGAAGATGAGACTACTTGGTCCATCGATGTTTCGTATCCAGACTGAACTTCTACAACCACTCATTACCAGGGTGTATGCTATTCTTGCCCGCGATCAGAAATTTATGCCCGCACCCGAAAGCATACGGACAGCGGATGTCGAGATAGAATATGTATCGCCACTGGCAAAAGCGCAGCGACAAGTCGATGTAACATCGCTCACACAAATGCTGGAACTGATGGGACCGATTGGTCAAATTAATCCACAAGTGTTTGATTATGTGGATTTCGATGGTGTGGCAAAGCACCTGATAAAAACACTAAGCATACCCGCAACGATTATAAAAGGCGACGATGAGGTAGCACGAACACGCGAAGAACGTGCAGCGCAGCAACAAGAAATGATGCAGCAACAGCAACTTGCACAACAAGCGGAAGCACTAGGAGCAGCAGCACCAATGGTCGCTGCGGTGAATAAATGACAATAGATGATTTACGAGCAGCCTATCGGACACTGCTTGATAGCGCAGATGGAAAGATAGTCCTGGACGATATGGACTTACGTTTTCACATGAAATCAAGCACCTACGTACCCGATAGCAACGAAGCAGCGTTCAGAGAAGGTCAGCGATCTGTACTGCTGTTTTTACATAATATGCTGGCAGAGCAACCCGATAGAGAGGACATAGCACAAGATGAATGAAGAAACCCAGGTAGCGGAGCCGACAGAAACGTCGACAACTCCGTCTGAAACGACATTCGATTGGAAAAATGAAATACCAGAAGAAGTCAAAGGAAATAGAGTTTTTGAAACACACAAGAATTTAGGATCTCTATTAAAAAGTCATGCTCACCAGCAAGCCTTGATTGGTGCGGATAAAATACCCGTACCAGGCAACGACGCATCCGACGAGCAGTGGAATGAGGTCTATACCCGCATGGGAAAGCCGACAGAAGCCACGGAGTATAAGCTTGATGTAAAGATGCCCGAAGGACAAAAGGCAGATGAAGGACTTCTTGATTGGTTTAGAGGGACCGCACACAAAGCGGGGTTAAACAACAGGCAAGCACAAGCGATGCTCAATGAGTATCAAAAGGCAACGGCAGACCAGGTGAACCAGGGTAGTGTGGCTGCTGAACAATTAACAAACGACGGTCGTACACAAATAATGAAGGAGTACGGCGCAGCGTTCGAGGACAAAGTAAAA